ACAAAAAAACTATAATTATAGGTGAAGCAAGTGGGCAACACTATTTTAGCCAAAGGGGGCAATCATATTTTAGCAAAAAGGGATAATTCTGCGTGGCCAAAAGGGTCAAAGTTGAGTGGCTTTTCCACAATACGCTGATCCTGGCAAAATGCGTTGATGCGTGTCCAGTCTGTTGTATCGATGCCGAGCTTCTGCATCAACCTCAAGCACTGGCTTCGATGCTTGCGCTGTACATCCTTGGCGGTGCGTACCAATTTGGCTGTCACACCTTCGAGCTTGTCGCACATCATATCGTACTCCTTACGGGTCATTTCCCTAAGCGAAGTGGTACGTCCATTAGTAAATTGACTCACCACTCCTTCCTTGAACTCATCGCCCAGCTCCTTGGTGGCAAACTTGTAGCTCTTTTTGAGTATGCCATAGAAGCGTGCGAAATTGGTTATTTCCTGTGCCATATCTATTTCAATTTTGACAACCTTATTCTTTCACTTAACACCTTCAAATTACATTCAGGACAACACTCCCCCTCATCTTTCAATGGATGAGGATTGTTTCCATAGCCGATTTGGGGCTTACCGCAAAGGCAGCAGGTGTATTCACGAACATTGTTCTCATGACCTTCAAACATCACTTTAATGCCACACGAACTGGCAACATCCAGTTCCAGTTTTGCTCCCTTGCTCAATTCCCAGCCTTGCAGCATATAGATGCAATCACACTTCAAAAGCAGGGCAATGTCCACTCTCATGTGCTCCATCCAGTGAGCATCCTGCGAAACGCCATTTTCAAATGGGTTCACCGGCTCGTAACCTTTTATGGAGAGATAGCGTGCCGCATGGTCAAAGGTTGCCATACGCTCTTTAAGGTCGTAGTGGGCTATCGCTCCGCTGATATAAACTTTCTTCTTCATCTCAGTTATGTTTAGTTGTTAGACTTGTCATTATAAACCTCCACGGCTTTCTCCGCCCAGATGGTGTAGTATTCACTTACGTTACCAGAATATCGTCCTTGACAGTAAGCACGGAAGCCTTGCGTCCTCACCTTCACGCCGGCAGCGTATTTCAGTCTGATGGCAGGTTTACCGATGGGCTTGCCTTTATCCTCTTGGCTGATGAAGATGAACGTCTTGCGCTTGAAGCGGTCTATCAGTGCCCTGGTCAGTGAATATTCCCACCCTGCTTCGTATGCGTACTGGTAACTGTCCACAATGATGAACTTGGCGCTCTTGGGTTTCGCCAGGCGTTCTTCCAATGCCTTGATGTCGCCATCGGTAATGATGCGGAACGAGCCTTGAACGTCACTCATCTTGAATTGGGCAAGCCGTCGTTGCATCGACAGGCCAACGCCCTCTTCCAAGGACACATACAACACGCTACCTATACCGCAGAGCATCTTGGCAAACTGCATAACGAAGGAACTCTTGCCACTGGCACTGGGGCCACTGATGAACCATGTGTCGCCCTCTTCAGGCTGACCGAACACGTCTTTCCATTGTCCTTCAAATGGTAGTGCCTTGCACTTGATATTCGCCACATCCTTGGGACTATATGCTCGCTTTGCCATATCACTTCTCTGTTTCGATAAGTTCTGATACAACAGCGTCCGCTATCTTGACTGCATATTTGGCTATGAGTTCGGCTGTCATTTCTTCACGATCATGGTGAAGGACTGGAGCCACAAACAATGCAGCCTTGGCCAATTCATAGCGACGTTGCTCCCAGTCCACCTCGTTATTTCGTTGTCGGCGGTTTATTTGTATAACCGCGTCCATATATTGCATTTCCATCTTTGTCATCATGCCTGCACTCTTTTTAGTTTTTCTATTTCCGTGTAAACTCGTCTCAGTCCACCACCCGACTTGCGCACCAGGGTAGCAATATCCGCACCTTCTGGGGCGTTCACCTTGGCCACCACGCTTGCCTGGTCTTTCAGGAACTTCTCACGCTCCTTGCAGTCATCGGGCGTCACTTTAGAGTAGCGGTCACCGTATCGGCTGAGCATCTCGGTATAACCCACTTTCTTGCACTCAATAGAGCGGTTGATTTTGGCTTTCAGTCCGTCCGCACCCATCATATACCAGGCGCAGCATCTTTCTGTAGCGTTCCACAAGGCTTTGAGTTCCAGGAATGCCTCATACTGCAAGTCGCCAGCCTCGTCCAGAATGATGAGTGGGGTGTCGATTGAACGCAAGTAATAAACCAAATCCTCGTACACGTCGCTGTATCTTCCGTTGCTGCCCACACCAAACTCAGTGGCTATCTTGCGCACCAGCTTCAGTTTGGTCTTCACCTGCGAGCAATCTACATAGATGGCATTGCGGTGGCACTGCACATAATAGCGTGCCGTGAACGTCTTGCCAATGTTGGGTATATCACATAGTATCGCACTCAGTCCGCTCTGTTGGCTGAACTCCAGCTGCTTGGTGATATACTCGAAGGTGGCGGTGCGTGCTGGTTTCCATTCAATGCCTCCTCTGAGGTTCACACCCAGTCTTCGGGCGATGGTTATCCAGTTGGCTTCGCTCAGTGCCTTGTCTGTCTGACCATTCTTGATGGCGCTATATACCGAGGTGCTGATGCCCAATGAAGCAGCGTGCTTGGCATCGCTCGGATAGTTCGTGCGGTTGGTGGCTATAGCCTCCAATATCCGCTTCTTGTTCTCATTCGTTATCATGTCTCACGTTATTTTAATTGTATTCTAATATCATTCTATAAATCTGCCAACGGGTCAGAAATGTGGTAGGTCACTTCCATTTCCTGCTCGCTTTCCATTGGTGGAAGTTCAAGCGGTGGCGGTGGTGCAACCTCTTCTGAGTGTTCCGGCTTGGTTATGCCAACAGTTGCAATAGCGTTCTTCTTCACGTAGGCGTTGAATGCAGCTATCTTCTTCTGCTGGTTCACGAATATCTCCTTGTCCTTGTCAGTCTGCTCTGCATCGGCAGTGTTGAACGTACCCACGTCCTCGAGCTTGTCGATAAGTCGGTCGTTCTGGAAGATATAAACGTCGGTCGCGTTGCCGTCCTCATCGGTCAGATAGTAGGCATCAACCTTGTAGTTGTTCGGATCGAGACGTTCCATCACTTCAGTCTTGCTCAACCACCAGTCCTTATACGCCACTCTGCAGTAGCTGTTCCTGCGTATGGAGGTCTCAGTGTGCTCACCGATGAAGCGTGCCCACACCGATTTGTCCATCGGCTGAAGCGTTGGGTTCATATTGGCTTCAAGCACTTGCCAGCGTGTCATGCCAGGGTATTTCTTCTGGTTCGGGTGGAGGGTGTTGTTAAACTCCTTGATGTCGCGGATGTCGTCAGCAATCAGTTCTTCCCATGTGTAATACTGTTTGTCCTCGTAGGTATCATTCTTCTCGTCAAACACCTTCTTGGCTTCAGTTCGGTAGTGCCTGTCCTTGGCGTAGAAGCGTCCGATGCCAAGGTGGTTCCGATGCTCCACCCTGCGTTTCTTGGCACCGTTCATCGGCTCAGCGTATTTCTCTTGGGAGTTCATTGGGGCACAGAAACGCACAAATGGGAACAATACTCCTGCCTTCAGGAAACTCTCTTTCCACTGACTCATCAAGTGGTTCTCCACCTCAACCTGCGCCGGGCAACCCCAGCCCTTGCTTTCTATCAGTCGGAACATCGAACGGAAGCAGTCAGCAACCAAGTCCACGTTCTTGTTGCGGTTGTAGGCGTAGCCCACCACGCACTGGCTTGTGACATCGTAGGCGTAGTATGCCTTCGGCCTTGCCTTGGTATCCTTCAGTTTGCGTGGGAGGTCACGGTCATCGAATGAAATCTTTGAGAACGAGAACTCAGGCGCATGGCGGTGAACGTGTGGCATCTGCTCGTGCATGAATGTGGTGTAAGAGTCAAGCGAGTGTTCAATAAACAGTCGGTTCTTGGGCTTGTTAAGATAGTTGGTGATGGTGCTTTCGCTCAGCGACTTCGGGTCACCGTTCTTGTCGGTCCACTCGCTTGCGTCGAAAAGCTCACCGGTCTCTGGGTCATACACGTCCAGCTCACCGCACACAAACGAGTTGTACAATTCCCAAACATTGGTATTGAACGGCTTGTTGGGTAACACGGCTATCGACAGAATCAAACGCTCGGTACGGTAATCCACTTTACGGCTTGTCTGATTACCGAACTTTCGGCTGATGAGACACTGGTATCCGTCACGCTGATACTCGTTCACCTTCTTGCGGAAGCGCAACATACTTGCCGGCAATGTGTGCCCGGTCTTCATACGGTAGCCCTCCACAGCTTGCGACATCATGCTCCAGTCATACTTCTGGCCCATCGTCTTCTGTATCGCCTTGGCGTTGTTGTAGAGTTTGATACAAGCATTCAGCACGCTGGCGTTGGTCACATACTCCTTCACATGAGCATCGGTAGCGTGGTCGTGTCCGCACTGGTTGCGCCAGTCGTTGAAATATGCGACAGCTGCCTGGTCCACCTCGTAGTTGGCATCAAGCCAGGCAAGCAGCACCTCAAGCGACGGATCTGGATAAAGCTCCTTGAGTTTGTCTTGATAAGCATCGGGCAGACTGCATACGGCAATAAGTGCGTAGTTCTTGGAAGAGCCTCCACCACGACGCACTACATCAATGCGACCGCGTGCGGAGAGCTGCTTGTAGTTTGATACGGTCATCACACCGCCATCCACAAGTTCCCGCATCGAGATGCAAAGTCTGTTATCGTGGTACTCCATACTTACTCCTCCTTATCTCAATGTTGCAGCCCAGTTCTGAATGGCAGGGATGTCACGCACCTGCACGTTGTCATACCTACGAACCATATCGCCTTTGAGGTACACATTGCAACCTCCGTTGCCTGCCTCCTTCTCAAATTCCAACAACACACCGTTGGGAAGATACTGACGCATATAGCCATCTGCATCAAATAGTGTCTCGGCTTCGGGACTTACCACCATGACGATACCGCCATGTTCCATTGCCACCTTGCGAATTTTGCGTGCGAGGTCTGTGTTGCCACGCTCTGCGTCAAATCGCAACGCATTGTCAACAGTGCGACCTGTAACCTTGAACAAGTTCAATATGAACTCGCGGTCTGCCTTCTGAATGTGAATATACCTTTTCATGTTCTCACTTATTTTAATTTGTTATACATTGTGGAGTGTGGGGAGTCGAACCCCGTGGCTGTCCTACGCTCTTCGCTTTCGCTTATTCCAACTTTCCGGCCACTGCAACCGTGCCACCCCTACGGTCTTTCCCGCTGTCATCCGAGGCCGGCCCTGCTGACTATCCAGTGCAGCCCCCAGGGCCTCCGTGTTATCCTGCAATCATTTTACCTCGTTTATCTTCGGTCTAACGCTACATCCGTAGCAGGACATCAGCCGTCTTACCAATCTCGCCACATAACATTCAGGTGCTGAAAATACAATGCCGTCCTCTTCTGTGTAGCTGAAACTAACACCATCCATTATCAGAACCATTGCCACCTTGTGCTTCACGCTCTGCGTCCGCCACTCCTTTATTTCTGTATCGTTCATATTCTTTAATTGCAAAAATTCGTTATTCTCGACCTTTTTTCGTATCTTTGGCCGCTCGTTCAATCTTGAACACGCTGCAAAGATAGTGATTTCTCACGAATTACAAAAGAAAAATCGGGATTTATTTCGATTAAATTTAGAATTATGGCACATAACGGGACAATTCACGAAAGAATCAAGCACCTCGTTGATATAAAAGCAGGTGGGAAAAATACAGTATTCGCCCAGAAATTAGGCGTTAGTGAAGCTAATATAAGAGGTTATATAAAGGGAGTCATACCCAAAGCTGACGTTTTAGAAAAAATCGTGATTTCTTACGATGTAAACGCAATGTGGCTTCTCACTGGCTTAGGGAGTGACACCTTACCTAATTCTGAACCAGGAAATCCTATTCTTGCAACGACAGAGACAAGCATTGCCACATTCTTTGGTCAATTAGAACCATACATACAAAGCAAAGATGCTAAAATCATACAACAAGCAGAGGAAATTGGACGTCTCAAAGAAACCATAAAGCAACTGTCTATCGAAAAAGAAAAGCATGTATCGGATGCCGACACTTCAAATATTGCAAGTGCAGGGTAAACCCATTTCATGTTATCATAGGTGGTAAGCCGTAACACCATACGTATACCCCTCCAATGCCATTAGAGCCCCGTTTGGAGGGGTGTACCCCCTCTTTCGAGGCTCATCCCATGTAAGAATCCCCATAAATACAAGGTTTTAGCCCGATTCGCGCCAATTTTACCAATATCACAAATGGGTAGTTTCCCCCACCCTATCCCTTAAAACCATCCTTTTCCCTCCCCCTCTATCCTACCCCCGAAAACCCCGA